CCCCCCGCTCACAGATCTACGCGGTACAAATAAACTGCACAGCAAACTGGATAATTCTTTAAGCATTGAAAAAACCTCCTTGTCTCATAGAGTCGCGGGAATTAACTGCCTGCTCCAATTCATAGGCCAAAGCATCAGGAAATTCTGGGTAGTCGATAAAAGGAAAACCAGGCTTGTCCGGAAGATCTTTGAGCGCTTGTCGATAATCCAATAATTCCTGTCGATCTGCGTCGGTTAATTGAGCTCTCTTTGCCCTGGCAGCTGACTGAACAGTAATGTCCGGAAGCTGGACGTACCGATCAGTGTCAGAGATTCGAGCATTGCGCTCTCCTCTAACTTCTTGTTCGTAACGCTCTTGGACGAATTTGTCATCCAGTTCAGGAAGTTCTGTTGAAAGGTAGTAATTACCGTCAGCACTGTGGAAATAGCCTTGAGGACTGGGCTCAAGCTTCCAATATTTGATGATTACTCCATCATCTCGCTTAAATCTTTCGGATAGCTTGTAATGGCTCTCTGCGTACGCCTCATCTTTGGGATCTGTAAACGCGTGCTGACTCGGTGCATTGGAGGAAACAACAATTCTTCCGTCCGAGTCCTTCAGTGAGTATTTTGCCAGCGGCTGGCTCATTGCCTTGGCAAGCATTTCCTGCCTAACTTGTTCTAAGGTCTTCATTGTTTATCCTTCGGAATTGTTTAATTTGTCGATGGTGTTTCTGACTCAGCAGAGTTTTTGGCATCATCAATTTCTTGCTGGGTACCACCGTTTTCAAGGATCAGTTCTTCGAGAATCGGACACAGGTAGTCATCAACGTGACCATTGAAATAAGTTTCAGCCCAAGATTCCGCACCGGCTGTAAAGTTGATATTCGACCGCGCAGTGGTCTGTTGCGTCTCTGTAAGGGCTTGAGCCGCCTCGTATGAGACACTCGGCGTTAAATCCGTGTAGTCCGCAGATAAAAGAGCTGTCCCGGCAGATGTGTCCACAGACGCAATCGTGAACATTCTTCCATCTGTTCCGACTACGGTGTCACCAGCTTTAATGTTGCCTTGAGGCTTCAAATCCGAGATTTGAATAGTGGCCGAAACTTGGAGCGCTTGATTGATTACTCTGACAGCATAGGCACTTGCCGCCGCCTCTAAAGCTTTCGCTTCCGCAGTCTGCGCAGCAGTCTGGGCGGTTGTTGCCGCCGTTTGTGCGGTTTCAGCATTGCTCTGGGCCGTTTCTGCTGCCTGTTGCGCCGCCTGAGCAGTTTGCAGAGATTGGGCCGCATTGTTAGCCGCTGTTTGGGCACTAGCAGCTGAACCTTGAGCGGCAGTCTGAGCCGCTGAAGCCGAAGTTTGTGCCGAGTTCGCCGTTGTAACTGCCACTGTGGAAGCATCGACCGCACTCTTAGATTGAGCAATAGCAGTCTGTATATCTGCATCCCAATCGTCGACTACTTGCTTCAAAGTCTCAACTTTTTCATTTGCAGCATTCGCTTCCGCTAATGCATTCGAAGAAGTTGAATTTGCTGTCTGTGCTGTTTGCCGAGCTTCCTTAGCGATCGATAGAGCTTCTTCGGAATTGTCAGAGGCTTGGTCTGCGTACGCGCCAACATCGTTAATGGCGTCTTCCGTCTGCTGAAGAACTTCGGGGCCGCTGATAACTCCGGTTCCTGTCGGCGTGTAATGAAATTGGAATTTCGAATCTGCCATGATCAATTACTCCGGCAAGCGCAAGAAATAAGCGAGCGTGTAAAAAGGCGGCTCATTGGTAACGCCTGTGATCTTTGCGTTAGCTGTTAAGGTGTGCGTGTGCGTTTGACTTCCACCAGTAGAACCGATACTCAATCCATGCTGATGAGAGCCGTTAGAAGATGTTTCTCCCGTCCAAGTTCTGGACGCATCGATATTGAAAACACCTCGACCATTTTGACGACCATCGGAGCATCCGGGATGATCGCCTACGTAAACAAGAGGACCGTTACCAATCACGCTCAACCAGTTGGCGGAAATTTGTCCGGTGATGTTCATTGAACCTCTTGTGTGGGTATGAGCACCTGCAGGAGATGTGCTACCTGAATGAGAATGTGCTGGCATCTGTGCGGCCGTCAGCGCAGTAGCACCAACTGTGCCGTTAACGGTCAAATCTGGAATCTCAATAGTTGAAGCACCGCCAGTTGTGCCCGAATCTTTTGGTAAAGAGCCTTTTATAAATTTTCCAATCAAGTTTGGAGTTACACCATTCTTCCCGTCACTCTGGCCATCACAAAGGATCCAACCTTCGTCGGCTTGAGTAGTACCCCAAAAAACTGGGCGTCTCCCATCACTTCCACCTAATGTCACGTTATGAAACGGAACTACGGCGCCGGCTGGAACGGTAATGTCGATATTTTTCCAAACTGCTCTGTTAGTTCCAGGCGCCACCTTTGTGGTTGATGGTCCGTTGGCTTGGATGCAGCGGTACTTAGTCCCATTCTGCATAACCTCGTTCCCAACTTCGTAGTCCAAGAGAGCGGAATAATTCATAATCCCGCCCTGTTGATACCACAGCAAAAATTGAGAAAGCAAGAAAAAGACGCCATTGAAGTCCGATTTAAACGGAGGAATGCCGCCTTGTTCGATGGGAATAGCATTTTCTCGTCCCCAACCTATTTGCTGAGAGAGTCGTCCTAAACCAGCTTCTTCTGAAGTTAACGGAGGAATGGTAATTTCTCCGTCCTGGGCGATAGCCGCGCTTAATTGATACTTTGGATAATTACTCATATCTCAATGACCTTTGAGGGATTGAAGACACCTTGATTAAAGGGCAATAAATTGGATCCGAAGAATCCGAATACCAGATTGTTTGGAACGACCGTCTCCACATTTGCCAAAACCCCAGCAGGCCTGTTTAACAATCCGTAGTTTTGCAAAATGGCGATTTGGACAGCAGAGGGATCTCCAACAATGCGAATCGTTATCGTCATATCCTGGTAGTCGGTGACAAATGCCGGCAGGCCTATCAACCGAGTAAGCAAAGAATTAATGGTTTCAGCCGTAGAGTTCGAGACGTTTACGACGGCTCGATAAAAAATCAGGAACCGGAAAAACTCATCATCCAGCCGAGTGTCCTGACCGTCAACAACGAGGTTACGATTCACGCCTACGCGCTTCCCCCACCAATCCAGCCAAACCCCGGAGGCTGTATCAGGGTTCAATATGAAATTAAAAAACGCGTCCAGTTGAGGAGACGCGTCTATTTCGGCATTGAAAAGTAATCCTAATTGTCTGTATCGCTCTGAGTGCGAATACTGCGACTGGAGCGCTATAGAAATAAGCGATCGGACATTTGAGAGTTTTCTGAAATCCTCAACACTCAGAATATTCCGCCAAGTTGCAGAATCTGCCATCGTTAGCCTCCTGTTTGGAATACAAGAGAGACATCGGACTCTTGAATCGTGGGCTCCACATTCGCAGGAATCTGGACACTGGATCCGAAAGCTCCGGATCCCAGAGCTACTTGGATGGATGCAACCGGAACGGCTGTAGCTGACTGAATTGCGGCATAGAACCGAGACGCGTAGACAGTCGACGCCAAAGAAACGCGGTCATTCGCACCCTGTCCTAGAACATCATTGATCACAGTCTGAATGACGTTGTTTTTCTCGGTTGGATTCATTGAAGTGGCAAAGAATTCGATCTTTACCTTCAAGGCTTGATTCTGCGGCCTGACAATGTTGTAGACGTAGGTGGCGTTGTAGAACCTAGAATCTGTGTACGAAACCTGATAAGTTCCAGTAGTCCCGCACCCTGCGTCCTTTCGCTGATAGATCGTTTGAGCGATCTGCTCATCCTCTCCGCCAACGATAGCGACCAGAATGGAATGAGGATTGATGCTCACGCCAAATTGAGTGATGGCGGCATTCGTCGGATTCTCTAAAACTCTGACATCGAGAACGCCCTCTAACGCGGCCAAATTTGCCTCAATCGCTTCGACATACCCGGTGGCATTGACAGCATAGCTTTCAACCATTCGGTTTCTAAGTTCTGCGTCCGTCTCTTCATCTCGGCCGATGACGCCGGCGGACGGATTGTTAATGGTGTCCCATCCTGCAATCGTTGTGACGATCCTGTTCACTGCTCCCGCCGCTACTTCTAACGGTCCGTGTTCGATTGCAGTAAATGTAGTAGTGACACTTCCTGTGTCTCCGATTCGTGCGCCTGCTGCCGCCGAATGTCTGTACTGGTTGCCGAGAGAATCTTGAGCGATCGCACCATAGGGAATAACCGTCCCCTTCAGGCCGGTCAGAACGCAGTTGACTACCGTGGGCTCGGAGATTTTGCGGTCTAAACCGTAAAGCGCCGCCAGCGCATCTAAGAATTTTCCTGTTGCGAGATCCGGATTAACCATGTTCGACAGAAAAAGAATCTCAGAGTTTTTGGCCTCGATTTCGGCCACGATCAGATCAAGGACCTGCCCCATCGGGGAACTGGGCTCGATGTTCAAAAGCGGATCTGTGGGCGATGTTTGAAACGCCTGCTGAATACGTGAACCGAGATCAGAACGAATCTCTTGCGTGCTGGGCAGTTCAACGCCGACCAAAGGATTAAAAATGATTTGAGCCATAATTTTTTAGAACACAAAAGAAACTGTTTCGTCCTGCTCTGTCGTTATCGTGATCTCTCCGTGGAGTGTCCTCGTTTCCTCATTGAACTCGGTAATGTCAACAGAATCAACGGACTTCACACCATCAACCCTATTCCCAGCCTCATGGATCAATTGAGCAAGGACGGAGGAATCCAGCTTTTTGGCGAGCTGGGCTTCCTTCCATGCAATGCCGTTGGCCTGCTGGAAGTAAGCATCGTTCGTCCACAAACGAATCTCGTTGGCCAAGTTCTGAGCTATAGCCAAAGCTCCGGACGTTAAAAGGATGTTCCCTTCTTTCGTCAGCTGCAGATCCCATGACTGAGGATTCAGAAGAGCTGTTTTTGCTGTATGCGGCATGATCTAACCTCCTCGTTTACTGCGGGGCGCCGGTGCTTGAATTCCCGCTTTCCACGCCAGAATGAACGTGCTCAGTCAAGCTGATACTCTTCGCTTTAACATCACCACTGAATGTTGCGTCAGCACCGCCAGAACCACCGCCGGAAATTGGTCCGTTCAAATTGATCTGAGCAGAGTTGACTGTGAAACTGGTGCTTGCATTGACCTCACACTCCGGGGATTCAATCGTGATCTTTGTCGGAGCTTTAATCTTGATGGTCCCTTCATCTTCCAAATGAATAAAGACTTCCGGA